TGCCGGATCCTACGAGCTCAAGGGAAGCTTCCGGGGCCACGTTCCCGGCCGCTGAAGCCATGCCGGATCCTACGAGCTCAAGGGAAGCTTCCGGGGCCACGTTCCCGGCCGCTGAAGCCATGCCGGAGCCTACGAGCTCGAGGGAAGCTTCCGGGGCCACGTTCCCGGCCGCTGAAGCCATGCCGGATCCTACGAGCTCGAGGGAAGCTTCCGGGGCCACGTTCCCGGCCGCTGAAGCCATGCCGGATCCTACGAGCTCAAGGGAAGATTCCGGGGCCACGTTCCCGGCCGCTGAAGTCGCGCCGGATCCGGTCAGGGCCTTGGAAACGGCCGGGGCCATGTTTCCGGCCGCTGACGTCGCGCGGGATCCGGTCAGGGCCTTGGAAACGGCCGGGGCCACGTTCCCTGCCGCTGACGTCGCGCGGGAACCGCCCAGGGCAACCGCAACTTCCGGGTCAGCTACAGTATATAAATATTCCGGATTAATTGTGTCCCAGTATTCGTGCTGAATCCATGCCGTTGACCTTGACGCAGAAGAAAAACGTGCTTCTTTAAACCATCCATCCCATTTTCTTGATGTCACATCGACATTGACGCCGATACTCATTTTATTGCCCGAAGTATCGGTATTGCTTGCGTGAGTGTCGGAACCGCCGGCGGAAGCGTCAACATGAATAATAGCAACTCCTGTTGATCGCGTGAAATTATAGTGAACATGGTGAAAGTAATCATCAAGCAAACTGAATGTTGAAAAAAATCCGGTATAAGTATTTCCGCTTGATATGCGAGAAAATCCAATTTCGTCATTTGAACCATTGCGCCGTATTCTGGCCCAACCTTGTCCGCGTCCCATGAGAAATTGACTTGTATTATTCCACGATGTACCGGGCCGGGCGAGTATTGACATTGAAGCATTCCCGACAATATCGAAACGAGTAATGCCGGGATTATCAGTCAATTCAACATTATTTGAACGGGAAGCCAAAACATCTTGATAATATCCGTAAAGATGCGAACCGCTGTCACGATTCGGGAACGTCGTACCCTGAAAATTTCCATAATATCCCGATCCGGTTGAATCAAGGGCCGTACCGGAACTTTCTACAAGGTGATATACTCCCTTGTCGTATGAAGTCCATACGTTATTACGGCCACAAGCGTCAGTTGCCGCGTGCATTGTTGCGCTTGGATTATGATACCACAAATAAAACTTTGTGTCTGAAGTATTGGAAATAGAAGGTAGTTTTATATGAGCCTGAAATTTAGAATAGCTTGGATTTGCGTTCAATTCACAAGTGACAATTTCAATCGGAACTTCATTGTTCCCCGCGCTATCGGTTGTTACACGCACATCGGAACCGTCAGATTTACAAGCGTTAGAATTTCCCGAAGTTATCATATCTTCGGGAACGGATCCGGTATCATAACCAATGGCGCCAAGACCGTACCACACTAAAGAAGCAACGGCGTCCGTTAACGCGCCGTTGATTTTTGTATGATCGTGAGATATTTCACGAACGCATTTCCACCCGCTCATTCCCAAGGGAAACCCCTTTTTTCAGTGGAAATATTAAGCGTTGAAACCGAAAGCAACGCAGATTTTATCAAAAACGACGTTGTATCCTATCCATGACAAAGCGGAATCATTGACGGAATTTCCACCGGAAATAATATCTTCTGACTGCGCTTCGTATGCCATGAAAGAATTTACATATTTATCAACATCTTTTATTGCGTCTCTTGCCATTGCTAAGTGTTGCGCCGTCGCGTTCGCGTCGCTGAGTATCGCAATGATTTTCTTCAGAAGCCAACCGCGAACCCTCTGCCGAATGAAAAACGATCCATAGACTTTGTTGATAGCTGCAAAGTCAAATGTAGTTGATGACACATCGGTATTGCTGCTATTCATCGGCTCGTTTCGTTCGTACATTGCTTCCTCGTCCCAAAGCCCTTCGTGGTAGACTAAGAAAGTAATGTTTACCGGATAGCCTGTCGGTTTTAAATTCTCTTGACTTTTGCCACGTTCAACGCAAGAAACGATATACCGTTTACATCCGGCAGAATCCTGAACCATTTCCGGCGTTCCTATTGCAATATGAGACGACGCAACATCGGCGAGTAATTGCGCTTTATTCCATGTCATAAAATTTTCTCCTTTTTGTTAAAATAAAACTGTTATCGGGTTTAAAATATTCCCTTCGCTTTTTTTCAATTACGCCAGTTGCAATAATGCAGTTGCGGCCGCGTTCGATGGCATAGTGATCGTGAATGTCCCGGCGACGATAGATTGCGCGCCGAAATTATATGCTGCCACTGCCTTGTCGCTTTGCGTCGAATTATAAACCAAAAGCGTATCGAAAGACTCAAACGTGACGCCTGACCATGAAAGGCTAGCGCTTGGCGTCCATATTGCCGTCGATCCGTCAAGAGAAGGAGCGTTAGCATTAGTTATCGCTGCGCCTCCGGCAGAATAATTGTCGCTTGAAACTTCCCCGGAAGAAGAATACGCCGTTGTCGCCGGGCCGATGCTCTTATTTACAAGGAATAATGCGCCCTTGAAAGAGTCTTTTGTCGTCCCGGCCCGAATAACCGTAGTCCCGAAGGCATGAATCCCGTTGAGAATTTCCGTTTTAAAACTGTTGCATATTCCTTGCGTGTTCGCGCCCATTATAAATCCCCTGTTCTAGCTCCCATTGTCGGGGGCTTTTTAAGTGTAACATGGGCGGAACGGTGAACAAGCTCACCATTAAGCCAGTATTCCACCCATTTAGTTGTTTCTTTGTCGTTGTCAACGCCGCCTGTTTTCTTCTGTAAAAGGGCCTCATCTATAAGCCCTTTTTTCGTGTTAATGATTGCCATTTGTCCGTTTCCTTTTCTTTACATTAAATCGGTTCTTATTACTATTTTCGCGCCGTTTGAAAACGCCGCTGTTTCTGCGCTTGCGTCCGCTGCTTCCGCTATGATACAACCGGGGGCCGCCTGATCTGATTGTGTCCCAAGGTTCACGCCTATTTTTACCTTATGATCGTCCGGATCCGTTTCATCTATGGAAATATCCATAGCGATAGCGGCTTCAAGCTTATCGACTAAGCTTCCCGGCGTTGCGTCGTCGTGATTTGATCTTACCTTAAGGAATCTGGAATCATTTCCCGGTGCCGCCTGATCCGATTGCTCTCCTAGGGAAAGAGATAGTTCATTATCTTCATTAATGACAATGCCAGTATTATCATATTTTGTACTTATTTGAATAACCTTCCCCGCCGATTCTCCCCCGTCAAAAACTGAGAGATCTATTGCTGAACCACCGTCGATTTTATACCGTAGATGATTCGGCTTCGGGTCATCCTCATTTGTCGTGACTAGATGATCCTCAGGCGTCTTTACTTCAAGTTGACCTGATTCATTAACGTCAATTGTTGTCCCATCCGTCTTTACTCCAATAGTGATCGCTTTTGTGCTGTCTGTCAATGCCTGAAGATCAATGGCCGTTCCTGCCTGAAGCTTGTCAAGCAAATATTGAGCGGTGTCATCCTCAGCGGATACCTTAACCTTTTCAAATCTGGAATCATTTCCCGCCGCCGCCTGATCCGATTGCTCTCCTAGGTTAACGCCAATAGCGGCTTTGTGATCCGTCAACGATTCATCGGCAGTAATTGAAATAGCTGTAGAGGCCTTCAGCTTGTCAATAAGATAATTTAGAGATTCATCGGCTTCGTTTGTTTTAACCTTGCCGAATCTGGAATCATTTCCCGCCGCCGCCTGATCCGATTGCTCTCCTAGGTTAACGCCGATAGCGGCTTTGTGATCCGTCAACGATTCATCGGCAGTAATTGAAATAGCTGTAGATGCCTTCAGCTTGTCAATTAAAAATTTTGCTTCGCCGTCCGTTCCGTTCGTTTTTACTTTATGGTCATCAACCACGCCGGACGATAGAAATTCAACTCCCGTTTGATCGCCCTTGACTACTACGACTTTCCCGGCCGCGTCAGTATAATTTGCGGGGAAATCGTCAAGTTGCGTCAAGGCGTTCCGGGGGAATGTTCCGCGCTTTCCGCTTCCGCCGCTCTGCTGTGGTGTTTTTCCCATAAGTCCCCCTTACTCGCTCGGCGTTGCATACATTTGAATATTGTGTTGAATCTTTAAAAAAGGAGTAACATAGAATTTTTTCCCATCAACCGTTGACGGAACGCCGATCATCGAAGCCCATAAATTGACTAAGCGGACATTTATTTGAAAATCAGAATCTAAAAATCTTGGGTGATCTTCGTTTGACAATTCCTTAGTAACATCAACGAACGTATTGAAAGCCCATTCGTAATTTTCCATTGGGCAGTTGACGCCGGAACGAACACCGGCAAGTGACGACGTTCCTAATTCCTGCAAGTCATAAATTGCAAAAGGAGAAACGACTTCACAGAGATATATATACAAAAGAGAAGGAATATTTAGCTTGTATGTTTCGCCGCTGTCGATTGCCGATTGAAAGCTTTCCGGGAATATTATTCCGGCAGAAACTATGGTAAATGAATCACCTCTCCGGAACCGATCATTATAGGCAGAATTGAATTGAACCCGTCCGACGCCTACCGGCTCCTGAATAGCAACAAGCTGTTTCGTTTTATCAACAACAAAAAACGGCCTGTTTACTGGCTGAACGGTTAGAATATCGGTTATCAATGGCATGTTTTTTTCCTTTTTAACGGTGAAAAAAAACTACTCTTATCGGGTTTAAAATTAAATTACTTCGATTCTTTTTTAAATTCCTCAATATACTTATGATCCATTATTTCATAGATCGACAAGGAAGCTTGAGCGTAAATAGTTCCTACGCCGACAATTTCCGCTACCTGATTTAGAATACATTGAAAATCTGCTATCAATTCGTCGTTTAAATTTAGGTTATAATGGAACGTATCAATTGCGGCGTTCTCAAAATATCGGAACATCCGGAACGGTTGATTGAAAATCGTTTTATTCGTCGTTGAATCCTTAATTGTCAACGTCGGAACCGTGCCGCTGTCTATTGCCGTCAAATACGTTCCCTCGTCAATTGACAATGAAAAATTCAATTGATGAAAGAAGTATAGATAATTCGGACGGAGATTCAGCCCAAGCGGAACAGAATAATTTCCCCGCGTTCCGGCAACAGTATAATTTGTAAAATCATACTTTCCGGCTGAAGGGCTGTTGAATACTCCCTTGAAAATACCGCCAACAACCGAAAGCCTTGAATTTTTCGGTATAGTTGATTTTAGCGACATGGTTCACCCCCGTATTTACGCCCGGCAATCATGCAACCGATCAAGAGCCGGACAGGAGCCCCGCTCACCGTGACGGTTATGGTATCGCCCTTATCACAAGGAAAATTCCATACAACAGGGGAAAGCCTCATCCCTTGCGCTTCTTCGTCCAAAACTCCTTGCCTGAAATTCTGAGACGGTGAAGAAATCAATTCCGGGGGAATTGCTTTCGGGGAAAAAAGATTCTGCGTCGATGATACCTGAGCAGTAACGGCAAGCTGTGATTGAGCGTTGCCGTTCTCGCCACATTGAAAATAAACGCAAATTTCCCGGAGAATGAAACTTAAAAAATTTTCAATGCGGAACGTGAAGGACAATTCCGGATTTGCTTTCGTTGCTTCCTTATAATCAATCCACGGCGTCCCGTCCGGGATCGCTTTTTTAAAGAGCCACATAAAGGCCCCTTTCTAGCGTCGCGGCTGAAGGGGTTTTTTCGGTGTCTCTCTCAATGCGGCCGGAATATCGCGGACACGCACGCCAAGGAAACATATTCCGTAACGGTTTTTCCATCCCATAGCAGAAGCGTCGAAATCATGCTTCACCGATACGGTTATCGTATCGTTTGCTTGGAAAGGGAATTGATAGGCATACGGATAAAACAACTGATTCGGTACCGGGCCCTGATCGCCGTCAGCCAGCGTATAGCCGTCCGTTATCAATAACGGGTCAGCGGGATCGACGCGGACGCGGCCCGGAGACAAGAGAAGATTCATCGGGACATAATCGCCGAACATTTGAAGCGTTGATGCTCCGGCCTGAATTTTCATCCGTAAAGGACATACGCCCAAGTCCTGAAGCGTCGTACCTTGGACGGATTTTATTCTGAGGCTCGTATAGAACCCGGTGAATGATATGACAAGGAACGCGCCGATTGTTGAAAGCGGAATCGGTGTTTCCTGCGTTCCGCCTGCGCTTACAATATCCTGAACATAAAGCGGCTGAACATATTGCGAAGCCCGGAGACGTAGAATTTTTTCTACGTCCAGCTTGTCACGATAGAGATTCATAAAACTTTCCTTTCATTTGTCCGTTTTATTTTTTAAAGAACAGGGGGGGAAAGGAAACGGATTTAAACCCCCCCCGTCCTGTCTGTAATAATACTTTATGCGGGAAACCGCGTCAAAAGTATTTTTTACAGTCTCGCCGTCAGTCTGCCGATCATTTCAACGCGGAGATAGTCGCCGGTGATCGCCGCATTGTTCGCGGCATCTTTCAGAATGTTCACCGTCCACTGCGTTGTCTGGTCAAGCTGGATTTTCTTTCTGAACCGTACCACGGTGTTTGCTGTCCACGCCGTCATGTTCCGGCTTGCATACGTCGCGGCCGGTGAAATAACTGCCTGAACCTGTCCGCCGATCAACGAACCAAGATTCCTCTCATAAGCGGGAACCTTGTTGTTAATCTGAATCTGGAGAACGGCCCTGTTGATGAAATCAAGGAACAACTGCTGCGTTGCGTCCACCATCGGGGCATGACTGTAGTACGATACCCGGATACTGGAAACGTCGAAAGCCTGTCCGCTCGGCAATTGCTGGTACGGATAATTGCTGAGGGAACGCGCCCGCGATGAAGAATTGTTGAAAAGAATCGTCGGGCCCGCTGTCGCGTCCAGAACGAACGTATCGTAATAAGGCCACGGGTCTTTTACTTCGACGGAACCCGAATACGTCCGGCCTTCAAGCTTGTCGGAAACTTCCCTTCTTTTCCGTTCAACTGCTGCTGCTGGTACTAGCATGATAAAACCTCTTTCCGTTATGGTTGAAAATATCCGTCTTGACATATCAGAGGACGGGTTTTTGAAATCTTCCTTTTATCGGGTTTAAAATACCGTTATGCGTCCGTACCTTCTTCCGATCCTTCCCCGAATGATTCCCCGGCATAGTCAACAACTCCGCTTACCCTGTCCTCTTCCCCGGAAACATCGACAACGCCGCCGACACGATCTTCTTCCCCGGAGTATTCAAGCTGAGGCGTTTCATCTTCCGCCATCGGAAGATATACTACCTCATCATCTCCGGCAATCGGAAGCATATTCGGCATGAAAAGCTTTGTTTCCGAAATAGCCGCCTGTAAAGCAACGCCCAGAAGCGGCAATTTTATAAAGCGGTTTTTCGTCATCAACGAACCGCCGACGCCGACAACAGCCCCGGCACCGTTTGAAAGATGCGGATTTTTAATCGGAGAAATTTGCTTTATTTTCGCTCCGATTCCCATTCCCAGAATTATCAACGCAAGATCAAGCACCGGATTCAGTATCTTGCCCGGCGTAATGCCGGACAGTTGACGAATCGGACGCTGGATAATGGCTGGCGTTGATACATCACCGCCAAGGAAAAAGGAATGACGCTTTCCCTTTTTGTGGTGTTTCTTTCCGCCGCCCATTGTCTTGTGCGTTGTATAGTGGTGTTTTGCCCGGTACGCGGCCCACCCTCTTTTGAAACCCATCTTTGCATACTTTGACGGAAGCCCTGCCATATCCATACCCTCACTTTCTTATATGTTAATTGTTTGAAAAGATTATGAAACTTCCTTTTTTCCTTTTGAAAATTTATAAACGAGAAAACCCGCACCAAGAACAAGGGCGGAAATCGCAATAAGCGGCACCGCTTTTGTAACCGCGTCTAAAGCTTTCGGAACCTGTTCAATAGCTTTCTGCGTTGTTGACACAATGGCAGCGGGTAAGCGTATCGGTGCCGTGATTAATTTTCCCGGCGTCGATTTTTCCAGCTCTTTCGCTCCGGTCTCCCACCACTTCCCCCATTGTGAAACGTCAAAGAAAGAAGGATTTTTAACCGGAACAAAAGGCATCTCTCCATGCAATGCGGCCCGTCGCCTCATTGCGTGAATTATCGCTTGTTTACTATACGGAAGAAACTTTTTTTTCATTAGTTACCCCGGCTGCGAACTTATTCGTTGCACGTTTGTGTCCGTGAAAAAAACCGCCGATATAGGTGGCAATTGTCACGATGAGACCAACGACAACAGACAGCGTATTTACTATGCTGTGAACCTGATTTGAAACATTAGTAATTGTTCCCGTGTCGATCATACTTCCCCCTTCTATTCTATGTTGTTTATCGACGGCCGGAACGAAGCAAAACAGTCAACAGAACGAGAGCTCCGGCCGCTGATCCGCCGATAATGAGAATTTTTTTTGTGTCGATTCCGGCCGCTTCTTTCGTCACCGGAACAACTGCCTTTCCACCCGGCAGAACGGAAGTTATAAAGCTTGAAACGTCTGAAGGAACGATAGAAGCGACAGCGGCCCTCACTCCACCGCCGCCTTTTCTTGTCGGGTCAAATTTCGCCATAAAATCAAGGGCACCTTTCGGAATCCCTACGGCCCTCGCAATACCGCCCGTAACTTTTGAAGTGAATTTTCCTACTTTCTTCAGCGGCTTCATAAGGCCCGGAAGGAATGACCCCAACTCCTCATCTTCACCGTGTAACCGATACGTTTTTTTCATGTATTGTATCGGTTTACTATAAGGAACATTCCTTTTCCTACTTGCCATTGCCTTTCTCATCCGGCGTTGCATATCCGGAATAAAAGCGGACATTCTTTCATCGTCTCCGTAGATTGCAAGCAATTCAGCACCGGAAAGATCATCATGTACCATAACTCACCCCTTTACTATTTCGTAGTTAGTTACTCGTTTTTTAGAGCCTAGGACGTTATGAGAATACGTCGCGTCCGCGTTGATCCAGTTTCCATTAGATAAAATCTGCGTGAAAATATGACAGATTTTTCCGTCCGGCCTTGTTGACGAAAGAACAAATCTATATGTTCCGGGGCCATGTTTCAAGCGCATAAAACTTCCGAATAATATAGACTTTTTTTTGCAGTCAAGAGCATTGAAAATTGACAAAAGATATTGCGGCCGGGAAACGATTTCAGCATCCGGCATATCTTTTGTATAAGGTAGTTTCTTGACATATTCATAAAACTGTTCCGTCGTCATGTTTATCAGTTTCGGAAAATTAAGCAAGTCCTTATAGTATGTTTTTACGGCGTGCTTAATTTCCCGCACCGTTTGATACTTTGACTCAAGGGGCCACGCTTTGACGTTCATAATTGAAACATACGCAGCCGGAACGAAAACCGCAACAAAAAAATATAATTTACAAATAAAAAAAGGCCCCGGAGCCTGAAAACCCCGGAACCTTAAATAATCTTAAAAATCGTTGACTTGCTTAAATATCATTAATTATCGTTGAATTTAGATCAATTCCGTTTGATTTTTCTTCTTAATTTGTTCTAAAATCAACGCCCGGACGTATGCCGCAATCGACGGGAAGGGAGACTCGCGCCGAATCCGATCAAGTATCTTAAATTCTGACGACTTCAAAAGAACCTGAACCCGAAGTTTTAATCTATCATACTCCGGCTTTTTTGTCTTTATTGCCATACGCTATTTTTTTCCTTTCCTGATATTTTTTATTATGTTCAATGAGTCCCTTTAAAACATCCGGAGCCCTGTTTGCAATTGCGATAGACTCCCCGGACTTGAAAAACATAAATGTACTGTCTGGTTGATCTTGATACATTCCTGCAATGTTGCCGGGATTGATCCACGCAGAATATTTTTTCATGGCCCCGCTTTCCCCGGCCCGGTGCGCTGTACATTTAAAGAGTAATCCATCAAGTGTTATCTGATTCACCATATCCGGCAAGGCACTTATAACATGGTTTACTTTGTCAAGCGTTAAATGGAACATTGTTCCCTCTGAATTGTCCTTTTTATACCATGTTAAAAAATTAATCGCGGAAGCGGATATATATATATCCTCTTTCTGACCGTCAACAGAAGGCCCAAGAAAATTAAATTTGTGAAGATAATTCATAGCTTTTTTTTCCTTCCTTTTTTTTTAAATTAAACAACGTCCAGCAAACGGGTGTAGAAAATGGCGGTAGTTACGAAACAGCGACAGGCGATTGCAACCCGCTACCGCTCGGCACTGCAAATACTCCCGCTGTTATAAGCCATTTATTACATCCCTTTGCGTGTTGTTTAATTCTTTTTTAAAATCGTTTCGTCAGTATGAAAGCTTACTATTCTCATCGGCTGCGTTATCGTTTCTTTTATCGTGACATCATTCAGAGGATAGGAAACAACAACAAAATTATTGTCTGTTTCCCTACTCAACATAACGCCATCACGACTTAAATTTATAAGATTTGTAAAGCCATGACCGCTGGCAGCAAAATACGCCGCTTTCATTATGCCGAAACCTTTTTTTAAAAACCCTTCATAGTCCTCTTGTAATTGCCTGAGCTCTATTTTATTTGTCGGCGTCATTCACTCCCCCCCCCTTCTCACGAACGGAAACGATATTACATAAATTACAGTCCACCCAACGCAACATCTTTTTCTCTCTTGTCTCATAAACGAGAAAAAAGGTCATCAATGAAATATCAACATTTCCTACCACTCTCTGCCGGGGAAGCGGGAAAGTAAAGGAATCGAAAACGGGAGACTCAACGCATCCCATTTTTTCGTCAACGTAATTTATAACTAAATTTAAAGAAAGTCCCATACTATACCGCCGTTCTATTTTGATGGTCTTATTTGATATAAATGTATGTTTTCAACGAACCGCAAGAGAGCAGCCCCGGCTTGAATTGCGGCAACTAATAAATCTTGCGGCTCCTGATCGACATAGGTATTTTTTACGGCGGCGTCTAAAAGCCGGGCGGCTTTTTCGTTCACCAGAGCGGCCGCATGAATTGGATCACTCGGAAACGTCGGATTCAACATTTCCGATTTTTTTAATTCAATTACTACACGATTAATGATCTTCTCTTTTCTTTGTTCCTGAGTTTCATTCATAATTTCGTTTCCTTTTTTTTAAATTGTAAACTGGCAACAAATTGTTACCTGTTTCAAAAGAATATTATAAATGTTCCTGAATAAAATATTAATTCTTTTTTTTCTTTTTTCACTCCATACCTATAAATAAATTCTACAAGTCCTTTTTCGTACCTAAGAATATCATTCTGTTCTACATCGTATTCATAAGCACTATCTACAGATTCTTTTTCTGTTAAATTATTTGTGTGTTCATCTATCCCCGGAAGCATTACAATTCTTGACATTTTTTCGTCTCCTTTTTATTTAATCTGTTAAATTAAAACTGTGACAATTAACGACGTATTATCAAGAGATAGAAAACTAGTGAAACGGCCGATAATACACGACGTAGTTTAGCAGAATGGCCGCGAAAGAATATATTGCCTCGTTCCACCTTCCGTATGCTGCATTTACAACCATTGCGCCTGCAAAAAGTATAATAATGGCAATTGAAAATAGGTTTATCATTTTTTTTCACCTCCCTTCTGATTTAAAGCCTATCATTCCGAAAGTATATTCAATTCTAATATACTATAAAATACTTTCGTTGTCAACAATTATTTTTAAGGGGGAATTATGCGGCAAGCTTTAAATGTTTTGCGCGGAATCCGGGGAGCCCGTCACTATCGAACTCACAAAGAAATTCAGGCTCAAAATTATTGTCACCGTATTTACTCCATAAAATAGCGACGCGGTTTCTGAATACGTCCCGGCAGTCATTCAAGGTATTTTCAAAAAAATCTTTGTCCTTAAACTGGCCCCGGATAGCAAAGAGCTGATTTCTGATCTTTCTATACTCTCCCTGATAAATGGCCGTTTGTGCTAAAAAGGCCCGGCGTCTAATGTTCGCCCATCTTGTTTTCATATCATCACTATTTTTAAAAATTGCGCCGTCATGCTTGACTATCCGGCCATAACTTCCGCCGCGTTGCCATAAAGCGGAATAAATTTCATAACATTCATTATCTAACTTGTCAACATATTCAAGGCGTCGAAATTCACGTTCCGAAATAGTCATAAAGCTTTCCGGATTTCTTTTATCGCAACGAAGTAAACCGATTGCGTTGAATAACCGACGGCTTCCCCGGCGTTGAATCAATTCGACATACTGAGCGGAACTTAATACCCCTGCTCCTTTTTTAGTTGAAAGCAACGTGGAATATTTCAATACTTCTTGCGCTTGACGTTCAACGCTTTCGGCAAATGTATTACACTCTTTTCCATGAATATTTTTCTTAAATTCGACGGGCCGAACGTCGAAATTTATTCCTTGTCCGGCCGTTGCTTTAAACCATTCTGCCGTAAACTTTGAAACAGTTATATTTTCTCCGTTCTCTTTCTCAATTGTATAGTTGCTGTCTTTCGTTCTAATATCTATAGGAGAATCCGTAAATAATAAAAAATGGCTGTGAACATGCCATTCCCCGGAACCTTTACCGATTTTTATTTCCACGTTTGAAATTCCGGCCCGGACTTTTGACCATTCCCCGGCAGAACGGCCGGGGCCCCGCTTCTGGCCCATTTTTCTCATCCTCTTTACAGCGTCCAAAAGTGTATCAATTCTATTTTTTAAATTCGGGCCGTCTTTAATCGTTGCCGTTGCGAAATAAATTCCTGAATACCCTTCAGGATATTCGGCTTTCCAGTCTCCGCTTGCCTTTTCAACGCCGAAACGACGCACGGCCCTTTTTAAAGGCTCTGCGAAAATGGCCCGGCGTCTCTTTGAAACACGATCCGCGCAAACTGGACAAACAACAGGATTATGACAATAGTTAGCGTTGTGAATCCGGACTTCCCCGGAATCGTATTTTCTCATTTCAACTATCGACGCGCAGTCTGCTATTGCGTCAAGTTTTTCGTATAAATCGCGTCGCGTGTAAATATCCCCGTTGTTTAAACAGTCAATTTTATTCAATTCAATATCTATTGACCGAAGCCCTTCGACATCGACCGTCTCCCGCATCTTTTCGGAAACATACGACGCGAACCGCTTCAGCTTATTTTGCTTCTCAAAACTTTTTTTAAAAATATTTGCTTTCATAACATTTTTGTATTATATTACTGGTATCGGGTTTAAAATAAAGACGGTGCGCGGACTTAGCTTCCAGCACAGTCACGGAAAAAGGCCCTTACCTTAAAGCGGGGGCCTTTTCTTTTGTTACCCGTTCACTTTTTCCGCCTTTTTACTCTCTCCCTTGCCCTTAGAAGCCCCGGCCGCTGGCCTTGATACCTGAAATACTTGCTGTCGTGATCGAGACTGTCCTTGCGCCTTGCCGGACGTAACGCCGGGAATATCCGGAGTCTTTACAACATCAGGAGACGGCCGGACGACTAATTGAACGCCGAAAGTTTTCATAATAGCCGTTGCCTTATCGTCTCCAAACTCCCGGCGCAATGCCTGACCTATCACAATCAAGGCCCGTTGATCTTTTAGAACTGCTTTGAATCTGTTGTCCGCCTGAACCTTTTTCACGACATTTTCCGGTATCGTTCCGAAAAGCCCGAAAATGGTTTTTATTCCTTCTACAACGTCGTTGATGATAGGAGCGTATTTACTTATTAAACTGGAATCATCCGTTTCTTGTTGCGGCCCGGCTCCCTGTTCCTCACTTGCTAAACCGAATTTACTTTCCATATTTTTCAAATAAACCCTTTCCATTACTTTTGATTGTATCGCCATTGCGCGGGAAAATGTACTTTCCATAGTTTCCATGAGATTTGAGAACGCTTCTACTGGCTCTTGTTGCACGAAGCCCCGGCCGTTTCCGTTATTCCCTGAACTATAAGCGGACTTCATTACTTCGGTTATTGCGTTAATCGTTGCAAGCTGCATTTGCATTGTTTCCGACATATTCGGAGAACCGGGGAAAGGAATCAGGGAATTGCTTTGTTTCGGGAGCGGTGGGAAAGCTTCGGCGTCAACATCGACCGTAAAAGCTTTACTTTTTTGAGCCTTGCCGATGTACCATATAAACTGGACAAGGTAACTTCCGCCTCGGAACTTTTCGGCAATATCGGCCGGATCCGGTTCGACGCCGATATATTTTTTTATGAATGGTTTTTTTGTCCGGCCGCTGTCCTCATCCTTGACAAGTCGATACACATAGGCAACATATTTGTTGCCCGTTTCCTCGCCAAGCTTTGTGGCAAAATTTGAAATCTGCGCTTCCGTCGTTTTTTCTTCAGTTGTCACGGTTGACGCTGAAGAATCTTCGTTTTCCTTATCCTGTTTCATAGTCCTTCCGTCTCCTTTTTAAGTGATTATAGAAAACTGCACCAACAGCGGCAAGTATCGGAACGAAAAAAGCAAAAGCGGAATATTTTTTAAATGCCGTTATAAACTTTTTTTTTTCAACCCAGTTCACATAGTCCCGGACGAAATTAATTCCCGGATTTACTTTTCTTACCGTATCATTAAAAGCTGTGTCCGGGTGGGAATATCTATATGCCGGATAAAAAACAGAAAGGTACAAAGATTGGGGATACGGGGGGCCGAACGGTTTAAACTTTGAAAGGTACTGCAATACCGGGCCTCGTAATTGACTTTCGACATTAGGATATTTTTCGACTATTTCATCAGCATCACGGAAGCCCATTGACCGGGCAGTATTCGGCATGAATTGAATCAGGCCCCGCGCCCCGGTGAAAGGATTTTTAGCGGCCGGATTGAATCCGGATTCAAAATTAATCAGCTTGTTCAGGTGAACCGGATTCACGCCCAAGGACGCGGAAACTTCCAGAATTGCGCTTTCAACGCTCATTATTCCCTCTTTTTTCTATAATCAACGCGGCAAGTCCCGCACCACCAGCGGCAAGGAAGGGCCATATTCTTTTCATCACGACGGGGAGAATAATACCTAGCGCGTCGATTTCAATATCCGGCTTTCGCTTCATCTCCAACTGAGCGTCAAGGAATTTTTTAAACCATTCCTTCTGTCCTTCCGTCAATATTATTTTAATGCTGCTTTCCCGCTCCTGAAGCATTGCATTGTCTCCGGTGATCTGATCTATCACCGCTTTTATCATTTCCGCTTTTAGCTTTGTACCGATTGTTATTGACATGCAATAAGCCCTTCTATCGGGTTTAAAATGACTATCGTTCCCGCATACATTTATTTTTTATCAATTCTTTCAATTCCGCCAACGCTTTTGTATTGTTCTCAATGACGTTGAATAATTTATTTGAAATGGCGAACACTTGCCATAAACAAATAGCCGCTATAATTCCGATTGCGCCAAAGTCAAGTAACTTAAAAAAAGCCGTGTCCATTGTCAACGCTCCAGAACTAAACTTTTAACTGTTGATTGTATTTTCATTCTGACGCATCCGGCATGGTCGTCACTGACGTCCTGTAAAATTAAAGCGTTTATCTCATCATCCATTTTAATTCGGGCAGGCTGCGCTTCCAATGGCTCGTATTTCAATAAAAGCCCGTGAGGTAGAATTATCACGCCTTTTATTGCGCCTAAATATCCGGAATTTGCCATTATTTTTAAACCGACAAGTATTCTTTCGATCATCGGGGCCACGTTCCCGGCCGCTGAAGCCATGCCGGATCCTACGAGCTCAAGGGAAGCTTCCGGGGCCACGTTCCCGGCCGCTGAAGCCATGCCGGATCCTACGAGCTCAAGGGAAGCTTCCGGGGCC